CATCACAAACTACCAAGTAGTCGTAAATGCCACGCTTTGCAACCAAGTCGTTCATAATCTGTTCAACTTGCTCTTTAAGCTCATCACGTGTAATCTTGTCGTTTGGCTCAAACACATAACCTAGTGCTGTTGCTTGTAATTGACCACGTAAATAACCTGCCAAGCGCGCCACGTTAATACGATCCAGTGAACTTGAAGTTGCTGCACGAGTCTTGTTACCATAGTTCATTAATCCAACACCATTAAAGAATGTAATTGGGTTAACTCTATTAGTGTAAAGTGTGTCGCGCAGTGATTCTCTAACGTTATCTACAACAAACTCACCAGTTGCACTGTTGATGTAACCAATAGCACTGGCATTGTCAACTAGTCCACGGCGTGTTCCTGCTGGAGCAAACCACTGGAAGCTCTGATCATCGCTTCTAGCAATGGTTCTTAGCGCCATGTGACTTGCTGGAACAACAATAGTGTTACCACTGAGGTCGTTTGTCTGACCAGCTGGATAAAATACACCTAAGTAAGGATCTGCACTTGTCAATCCGTCTTCACTGTTGTCTGTTACTGCCGAAGTGTTGCTGGCCCAGTTCTGGATTGCAGTACTAGTAGCAGCAAGTCTCATGCTTGTGTCACCTACAACAAACGCTGTGTTACGTCTATCGTTATTAAGTGATACCATGTTATTAATTAGTTCTGGATATCCAGGTGCTGCAATAATGTTAAAGTTACGTGCATCTTCCCTGAGTGCTTCACTGTTATCAATAGCTGATTTCAAACCTGCAACAACAATTTTACGAACAGCCTTGCGTCCCATATAAGGACTACCGTCATCTTTGTTGCCACTAATTGACACCCACGCATCCTTTTCTGTTGGAAGTGTTGGGTAAAGTGTAGTGTCACTGAAGTTTGTTCTGCTAAAGTGGTTGCTACGGAATTCTTTCACGTTGTATGAACTACGACGTGTGTTGAATAGTAACATGCCTCTTGGATATAAACTAGCATCTGGTACATCAATGTCAGTAACATCGCTGGTTAGCAATGCGGCTGTTGTTGTAAGTGTACCTGTAACTACGTCTGTAGTTGTGTCGCCCATAAAGCGAGCGTCAGCAAACAAGACACCATTTTCAGTTGTTTGGTCTGTTTTATCGACTAGGACAAAACGGTTTTCACTGTCTACAACCTGGTAACGATAAAGCATTGGGTAGTTTTCCAAATCACCAGTATCGATCCACAAATCACCAACTACTAGTGCAGTTTCGTCAATTTGTGTGGTAGGCTCTGTTGCAGCAAAAATAACACCAGTTGAATCAGTGTTGCTCAAATCATAACCACGAGCATCGCTTGTTACATTCTGATAACCTTTCCAGTTTGTGCCGTCGCTGATCATAATATCAGCGTCTGTGCCGCCATGATACCAACTACGTGTGTTAAGTGGATCTGAACTTGGTGCAGTGCTGCTTGCAGTGTAAGTAGGTGCAACCCAGTTACTTAGGATTAAGTTACTGTCGTTACCTGCTCTAACTTGCCCAGTTGTGATTGCAGTACTAAATCCTGCATCAGCTACTGGAGTACCACTGGTGTCTTTAAGTACAACAGTGCCACCAAGTGCATGTGTGATTTGCAAGTAACCTGAACTAGTTACACTTGCGCTAACGTTTGCTACACCAGCACCAGTAATGTCAGCAGCAATATCTGCAATGCCTGTTCCACTGGTTGTTACTGTAACTGCGGTTGAAAGTGCAGTGCTGTTTGCAACACTAGCTTGGATTGTAAATGTGTCACCGCCTGTAATTGGAGCGGCTGCATTTACTGTACCTGTAACATCCATTGCGCCAGTTGCATATCTGCGGAACAATTTAAAAGTTGCTGTGTCATTTTCAGTAACATCAAACTGCATGTAATAACTTCCAACAGCAATTGTTTTTCCGCCAGTTGCATCAAGGTTTTTGTTTGCAGTGCGATCGTTTTCATAAAGTGGAACACTTACGCTTTCAAACTGTGCAGTTGTTGTGCTATAAACACTAGTATCAACAAGTGCGCCTAGGTTACTTGAAGTTGTCTTAACCCAAGTACTGCCTGCTGGACGCGGTGTTGTGTCTGTGCTCTTCCATTCTGGAACAGTGTAGTGTGCGCTCTGCTGGATTAGAGGACATGCAAATGTTCCTGCTGTTAAGCCAGTGTCTGTTAGGATTGTTCCTGTACCGTTAGCAAGAAGGATTTTACCGTCGGTTGTTGAACCATCACTAGCTGCTGAACTTGAAGCATAAATTTCAACCTTGTTATCAACTGCGGATGCTGTAACACCAGTAATGGAGGCGTTTACAATACTTGTTGCAAGTGCAGCAACGGTTGTTCCACTAAGTGTAACAGTTGAGCCGTTAATTGTAATAGTGTTGCCGTTTGTTAATGTTGGGCTTGCTACTGTGCCAGCAGTTGTTGGCCAGCTCTGCTGCCAGCTTGTGCTACCAACTAGTACCCACGCATTGCTACGGTTTTTGTAGTATACTGGATTGCTTGTGTTAGTTGCTACAATAGCATAGCTACCAATTGTTCCAATCGATGCTTTAGGAATACCGCCAGATAAATCGTCAGTGCTAGTAATAACTGTTGGAACCTTGTTTGTAAATGTGCCAGCTGTCTGACTCCATTCGAAAATTCCCCAGCGGCTATCACTGCCAGTGTCTAACCAAACAACACCGTTGCTCGGAGTACCAAGTGGTCTGCTAGTGCTTGATGTTAGCTCTGCTAAGTCAACATCTGCACGGGTTACATAAACTCGGTTACTGGATCCTAGAAGGCTGTAAGCAGCCATCAATCCATATTCGTTAATTTCGTGTCCATTAATAGGAGTACCACTAGCAGTCTGATAAAATAGTGGATTACCAAAGGTTGATACTAGTTCTCTCTGACTACCAATTAGATATGTGTTACCTGCGTTTGCGGCAGTTGTTCCAGGTGCGGTTCCAGTTCCGGTTCCACTGGTCTTGTCTTGGGCTGTTGCTACGATAATTGATGCTACTGTTCCAGCTGTATTAGCAACATAGTTGCTTTCATCAATTACTGTAACTTCTACGCCGGGTGATACTAAAGCCATGTTTTTTGCTCATCCTTCATATAAAGATTTATTAAATATATTTATCGAATGCAACGGAAAACACTGTATTTAGGGGCAACCTTTAAAGGATCATTAGTTCTACGCTGATAAGTAATAGCATGAGACCAGCATGTTTACAATGTCAGACCAACCCAGCCGCAGTAAATTATCATCGTAACGACAAGATTTACTATCGCAAATTATGCAATCAATGTCTTAAGGTTGAAAAAAGACTATCCACACCAAAGAAATCCAGGTGGCAACTAGCTGGGTATCAGAAAAAGGCGGCGTGTCAGCAATGTGGATTTAAACCTGTGATGGCTGGCCAACTAGAAGTATTTCAAATCGACAGAAATCAGCAACACGTTGCCACTGCTAATTTAAGAACAGTTTGTCTTAATTGTAACTATGAGTTGTCTAGGACGGGATGGACTCAGGGAGATCTGACAGAAGATCTTTAACTACTTTATTTAAATCTTCTATGGATCCGTCATTTGTAATTAAATAATTTGGTGTAATGCCAGCCCAACTGTATTCACTGGCATGAACATCTGGATGCATTACATGCATATCATCTGGTTGCTTGGCTGCAAAGTTAAACCACGTTGGGTCATCTCCGCGCTTAACACGAACAATTACCCCGCCCAGTCTTCTCACCATGGCAATCTCATTGGGAAATCTAGCATCAGTAATTACTTTATTACTCTTGGAGTCTTTAAGCCTAGATTCCATGCTTAAAATCCAAGTGTCTTGGTGGAAGTGATTACGGAAAACTTCTGTGCCTAATAGCTGCAATGCAAGTCTTGGACTAAAATCTGGAATATTTAAACGGTCGCTCCACCAAGAATCAACTTGCTCACGCCATACCCTACTAGCAGGAGTAATTCCTTCTAGCAGTGTTCTATCCCAATTAAAAATACTAGAGGCTGCATCTTTAAGTGAACTGGCAAAACTTTCATGCTCAAAGCCTTGCTCAATCAGCATATCGCCAACTGTGCCTTTACCAGAACCTATTAATCCAATAATTCCTATTAACATGTGTTTATTATACTACGTTAAGATTTAAAAGCAAATAAAAAAATAATTAACCTATAATGAATGATAACGGATCTGAACCATCTACGTAGTTCTTTAGATCTTCTTCTAGTTGCGCCATCTCTGCTTGTGCTTCTGCCTTTAGTGTGTCACCGTTGAGGCTCGTGCCGCCCTGTGGTCCAGCAATAGTGCTAAACTTAGATCTTGCTTCACCTAATGTAAACTTAGCAAGTGCTAGACTGTAATCCTGTATCCAAGGCTGGATCTGTTGATCTTGTAGCAATCCAGATTCTGGTCTTGTATTATACACCCAGAGCACAACCTTTTCACCGCTAGCACTAAACTTACGCAAGAGTGTGACAGTTTTAGTTACTGGGTTAAATTCAAAGTTAACAAAGCCACCAAACATTCTAGCACTGAGTTCTTGATACTGATAATACATTTCGTAGGTTGCTTGGCCACCCACACGCCCTGCTTGAAGCAAGTAAGTGTTAACAAATGCTGCTTCAAAAGGCTCAAATTGTGTTCCAGTGTCTGAACTACCACTGCCTACACTACGACGAAAAACCTGTCTTACTTCTTGTACTTCGTTAGGAAGAACATATTCCTGCTGATTTTCAAGGATAGATAAAAATAGATAACTACTTTCAACACTACTCCCGGCTCTTTGTCGATATTTACGCACCGCTTGGTCAATGCACATATCATAGTGCTCTGGATCCAGCTCGACGTCTACCATTTGGCCGCCTAAACGGAAGTAGATGTAATCAGTAATGTCTTTTCGTAATGTAGTTAATTGGGCCATTAATAAAAGTTCCTAAAACAGCAGGGGAATTTAATCCCCTGCTTCATATAGTATTTATTTAGAAACTTTAAGTAGTACTATGTGCTCGTTAAGACGGCCGTTCATTTTTGTCTCGGTTGCTTTGATATCATCCATAAACTTCCGTAATACTACTTTGCCAGCTTTTCCAAACTCTTTAAGTTGTGCTTCTGGCTTCCGTAGGGTCTTTTGTACACTGAGCTTCTCATCATAAAACTGCAATGTAGTGCCTTTAACCATTAAAGTTGCATGCTCTTGTGCTACATACTTGCCTAACTTGCGGTTCTTGGTATTAAATACCCAAAGTTCTGTAGCACCTACTACTGTAGTAGGATCAACACTAACAATTTTGTAACGATCATCGTCCTTTTTAAATTTAAGTTTAGCAACCAGTTTATCAGCACTCTTGGGCTTGGGCTTACGAGTTGCTCGTGTTGCTTTTTTAAGGTTAGCATATGCATCAAGGTCGCCAAACATTGTATCAAAGAATTTGATCATCTGTTTAATATCAGCCTTGCTAAGATGTTTATAGCCTTCTGCAAGATCTTCAGGACAATCTTTCTGTGTTAGGGCCTGAAACTCTGCTGCCACCGGCTCGTAGTAACTGCGAATCTTTCCGATATGCGCCTGGGCAACAGTGTTGCTCTTGAGATAATCAAACATTGCAGGAATGTCGTTGCTAGGTTGCAAGTCTGTCCATTCTTCAAACTGCCCAATAATGTCACTGAGCTGCTCACGCATACGTTCTTGTATGCTGGGCTTGTAGGTACTAACTTTAACTGTTTCTTCTGCCTTCTTTGCAGCAACAAGTTCTTTACCAGATTCTGCTAGTGCAGCAAGTTTATCTGTGTAGTATTTGGTACTCTGATTATACTGATCTTCATCGTTCTTTGCACCAGCAAACTCAGGGAAATCACCTTGAGCAAATGGTTTATCACTGTAAATGTTAGTCCAATAACACCAAGCAGCAAATCCACTGTTAGACATTTTGTAGTCTGGGTTGGCAGCAATGGCCTGTGCGGTTGGCTTGTCATACGCCTTGCGCACATAACCCTTGACAATGCTAACATATTCTTTAGATTCAACTTCACTATGCACTTTATGATAAAAATGCCTGTAGCCTTTATCTGCAGAAATAGCACCAACGCCTGATTTAACTCGACGGGTTTTCGATTTCTTTTTCTTCTTAGTCGTTAGTAGTGAGTTCTTTGCCATAAAATTTCTCCATGCCTTCTATGAGGTCCATAATGTCAGCTATGTCCAGATTATCCACGGCCTCGTTTGCTACCGTTTCAACCCATTCTTTTTGAATCTGATTTAACGGTAGCACACGGCCTGTGGGAAAGTCAATAACCTCTGCCATATTTAAACACCAATGCCCAGGGCTGGGCTAACCATGTGGCCTGGTACACGCCATTTGGTCCCACAGTTAAGGCTTCGAACAACCAGGTTCTTGCGGTTAACTTTGGTAATCACACCAACAACTGGTCCATTGCGTCCGTCAAACTTGACACGGTCACCAACCACAAAACTACGAACAGCCTTTTTCGCTAGGAAAGCGCGGCGCATATGAACAGCGTCAACTACATCTTGTAACTCTTCGTGGCTCATGTGTGAAATGGCAGCAAGTGTGGAACGCATAAAATCTTTAGATTGCTCTGACATGTTTAACTCCTTAATTTCAACTTATACATCATAGTAGCACAGATGCCATAATAGTCAACCAAAACCTAATTTTTATTGGGAACTACATTTACGGCTCGTTGTACCACTGCCTCAAACTTACCCAGAGTTTGAAACATCAAGGTCAACTGGTCATGCAGGTCATAAGCACTATCACTAGTAGTGTCACGATCCAATGCATCCAAGACATCGACCTTCCGGCGCATTTGCTCCAGCATTCCAGCCATGTTGCCCAACGTGTATTGCTTCATTTCATTGTTTGTCATGTTGTTTGGTCCTTTGTTTGTGTTCTCTAACTATAACTATAATAGCACGGACTAGCAGATAGTCAACCAATTACTCAAAATTTCGTAGGTTAAAATCCACATAAATACTATAACTAGTTAAGGATTCTAAACATGCCTAGAATATCCATGTGGAGAGACGGTGCTCATAGTGCTGATTTTAAATTTTTTGATCGTAACATCAAAGAACAATTTACTGTGGGCGGGACTGGCATATCAGTACACAAATATTTGGGAGTTATGGATCAGGGCCCTAGCAATGATCTCAGCCAACCGCAGGCAGCACAGGATGATCCTCTAGCTATCCAGGACTTCTTGTTCTTAGAGAACAGAGATCGCAAATACGAGCAAGATGTATACAGCATGCGTGGCATCTATAATGTTGCTGACACAGACTTTGATTTAAGCCAATTTGGTTTATTCTTACAAAACGACACCCTGTTTATCACATTCCATCTTGCAGACATGGATCGCATTTTAGGTCGCAGATTAATGAGCGGTGACGTTCTTGAACTGCCGCATCTTAAAGATTATAATAGTTTAGACACAAGTTTAGAAGTTGCTCTTAAACGCTACTATGTGGTGCAAGAAGGCACTAGGCCCACAGAAGGGTATAGTCCCACCTGGTGGCCGCATCTATGGCGTGTTAAGTGTACACCACTGGTAGATAGCCAGGAGTACCAGGATATCCTTAATAAGATACAAATTAACGAGAACACTGGCGAAAGTACAGGCAACACACTTAAAGATCTTCTTAGCACATATTCCAAAGAGCTCGAGATTACCAACAAGATTGTCCAACAAGCAGAAGTAGAAGTTCCCAAGAGTGGTTATGATACCAGCAAGTACTATGTAGTTCCAGCAGACGAAACTGGTCAGCCCATGGATCCAACAGGATATACCGCTGATGTTTCTAGCCAATCTGCCGACTCTGCTCTTATTAGTGCTGACAGTACTCGCATTACTCCTGAAAACTCCAATGCATACAGTGGCTACTTGGTTGGAGACGGGCTTGCACCAAACGGAGAATACGTATCCATGGGTACTAGTTTCCCTGGAACGGCAGTAGAAGGTGATTATGTACTGAGATTAGACTTTTTACCAAACAGATTATTCCGCTTTAATGGCACACGCTGGACCAAGGTTGAAGACAACGTTAGAAGTAATCCAACACATGGTGAGAGCACCAGCCTCAAGTCAGGGTTTATTAACAACACTGCAACAACTACACAGGATGATAACACTGTGATATCACAGCGTCAAGCATTAAGCAAGGCGCTTGAAATTCAGGAAGATAGTTAATGGCACAATCCTTCTTTTACGACAGTCAAGTACGCAGGTTCTTGTTACAGTTTATTCGTGCATTTTCAAACTTCCAAGTTGAGTTTGGCAAGGATAGGGATGGAAATGTTACACTACAAACTGTTCCTGTAAAATACGGCGATGCTACACGCATGGTTAGTAGTATTATCAAAGATAACAGTGAGAACAAGATTACTCCAACTCCTATGATCAGTTGTTATATCAACGCTATGGAGTATATGCCAGAACGTAGACAAGATCCTACATTTGTAGACAAGCGTCACATTCGTATGAGAAAGTTTGACGAGAACACTGGAGAGTATACCACACAACAGGGTAATGCATTTACTGTTGAAAGATTGATGCCTGTACCATATAACTTGACATTAAATGTGGACGTATGGACCAGCAACACTACACAGAAATTACAGTTGTTAGAACAAATTTTAGTTTTGTTTAACCCTACTTTTGAAATACAGAGCACCGACAATTATCTAGACTGGGGAAGCCTCAGTTATATTGAACTAACTGGAACAACTTGGAGTAGCCGAGCAGTGCCTGTTGGTGCTGATGAGCAGATTGATATTGCTACTTTAACATTTAATGTTCCAATTTGGATTTCGCCGCCTGCCAAGGTAAAGAAACTGGGTGTTGTTAACAGGATTATCGCTAGCATCTATGATGAAAGTGGAGACCTTGCTGACGGAGTAATTGACAACAATTTGTTAATGGGCACTAGAATGAAGTTTACTCCCATGAACTATGGAATACTATTACTGGGCAATACATTAACAATTTTGGAACGTCAAGAATCAGTAACCAATAAAATAGACCCAACAAGTATTGAGAACGACCCACCAGTTAAAATTGGTGTTGACGATGTTACGTGGAGAGCAGTGATTAACCAATATGGAGAGTTACAAGCTGGCATAAGTCAGGTTAGAGTTGACTTTGGAACAGGCGAGATTGTAGGTACGGTAGCTCACCACCCAACAGACGATACAAAACTCCTGTTTACTGTTGATACTGATACTATACCCACAAACGATTTAGATCCTGTTTTAAAGGTTATTAACCCCCTGAAGGTAGGACCAGATGCAGGGCTTACTACTGCCGCAGTTGGACAGAGATACTTAATTCTTAGAGGCATTGGTGCTGATGGTAACACAGATGGCCCAGATTCTTGGAAAGACTCTACTGGTAATGATTTTACTGCTGGTGCGAATGACATCATTGAGTATGACGGAATAAGATGGAATGTATCATTTGATAGTAGTACAGATACAGGCATTCATTATACAACTAATACTAACACTGGAATACAATACAAGTGGACCGGCGAGGCTTGGGTTAAGAGTTACGAGGGCGAATACAAGGCCGGAGAATGGCAATTAGTAATTTAAAACAGAGTGCTGGTGCTGTTTTTTTCGCCAAGTCTACACAAAGATTTTTATTCTTATTAAGGGATGATACCAGTTTTAAAAACACCTGGGCGTTTGTTGGTGGAAAAATAGACGCTGGTGAAAGAACAATAGACGGTCTATATAGAGAAATATCTGAAGAGATTGGATCAGTACCTGATATAGAAAAACTAATACCCATTGACCAATTTACTAACACTAAAAAAGGCTTTGAATACCACACCTTTATTGCTGTTGTTGAGGATGAATTTATACCCAAATTAAATCAGGAACACAAAGGCTATGCTTGGACTAAGATGCAAGGATGGCCTAAGCCATTGCATCCAGGTGTTTTCTCTACAGTAAAAACACAAGAAATTGCTGATAAGATCGTTACAGTAGTAGCTTTATTTCGCAGTAGCACCTAGTTGGGCCAGTGATACATATTCACCATAGCCGATCTGATTATAGTTCTTAAGCCATTTCCAATTCTCTGGGATTTCTAATCCCTTGTGTTGAACAACCCTAAAAAAGTTAACATCGTCGTACACTGTCATAATTTCAGTTAATTGATTTTCCATTTTAGAGTTCAGTGTTGTTACACTTTCTGGCAAAGGCCCGTATGCATTAGTAGATTTTGGATATATATGTTTATCGTTTACTTCATAAAAATCAAATCCCAGCATATAGACATCAGTGTGTCCATCAGCACATGCTAGGTTAAGAGCCAGCGGGCCTGCAAAGAATCCGCTGGGAATCTGTGGGTAAAGATGAAATATTCCTGGATACCTAGAAATGTTTTTTGTGTTACTGTAAACGATGTTTTCTTCACAATAATCAGTTTTTTCTAAGTTACGACACAGGTCTACATGCATGCATATCAAAAAGGTAGGATCGAATTCTGTATAAAGAGAATTACAGCCATAACTTTGTCCTACACTTTCTGCTCCGTTGGCACCGCCGTGCTGCCCATGCAGCAATTTTAAATCAAACTTTTCTCTGCTTCGGCCATTACCAATAACATGCGCTACGCCAACGTCCGACTCATCTTGAACAATTGTTTTAGGTACCCAGATTTGATTATTTGATTTTTTACCCTGTTTCCAACTAATATTTTCTGAAAGCATTTCGCCTTCATAGTCTCGGGTATAAAACTTAGATATCATTACTTGGCGCCGATGACTACTTCAATTACTTCAATACCACGACTATCTTTGTTTTGAAGACTCTTTCCAATAATAGATCCGGCTGGCGGACTACTTTCTTCACGCCATGCTTCCGCAACACCAGGCTCAGTACTAGTAATCATTACATCGCCTTTGCGTACAAATCCAGAAACTTTAGTAGGAACACGACCCAATAACCCAATAGCAGGGTTCATATCGTCAGTCTGATCTTCTTCCCTATGTGGACTATTCATAATAAGATATGGTTCTGTAGAGACTACTCCAAGTACTCGTCTATCCATCTTCTGAGTTGATTGCGTAATTTCATTTTCGCCACCAATAATAACCACTGTTCCTGGTTCATAAACCGCATCAGCCTGATATCTTTCTGCAACGTCAGCATATTTTGCCGAGCGGGATGTTACTTCAAATCCACCTTGCGTAGATCCATCATGAACTAAAATAGTATCAATCTCTGTATCTACTGTAATTTCACCAACTGCACCCGTAAACGCAGCATTTTGTGCAGTTGTTCCTCTTCTAAATTGTAATGTTGTTGGCATAATTAGATTCCTTTTAAATTATTTACGATAGCGTACCAAGATCAACTGTGGTTGTTGTACCAGCAGGATCCATCATACTATATACTGTTTTTAAGTTAACCCCAAATGCATCTGGATCGCCTGCTTCGAACGGTGATTCTGCTGTATCTTGAGCTGAGTTTTTTCCTAAATCATAATCACCAGCACTGCCAGGCATTGCTGAAATTGTACTATTAGGAAAACTACTGCCGCTTGAACTACCACCTGAACCAGCATCAGCCCATGCAAGAGATCCTGATCCGTTTGTGCTTAGTACTTGATTTTCAGTACCATCAGCTGATGGCAAAGTCCATGTTACATTACTACCCACGGTATTTGGTGCTTGAAATGCAACATAATGGCTACTATCTGCATCAGCAAATTTTAAATCTGCTTGTGCATTTAATGTAATAGATGTCGTAACAGTTGGTGTAGTTAGTGCTGGTGAAGTTAGTGTTTTATTCGTTAGTGTTTGTGTAGCTGTATTTGTAGTGGCGGTATCCCCGCCAACTGTAAGACCTGTTGTAATTGCTACTGTAGCAGGCAGTCCAATAGTAATTGTGCCGCTATCTTCTGCAACTGTTGTTTCATTAGATACATTAGTAAATGTTATTGTACCACCAAGGCTAATTGCAGTGCTATTACCGCCTTGTCTTGCTACTGTTATTGCACTATTGGACAATGAACTGTTTGCAATATTTGTTAATGTGTTGTCAGGTCCGTTAATTGTTTTATTTGTTAAAGTATCTGTAGTGGCTCTACCCACAATAGTGTCGTTTGAAGATGGAAGAACAAGAGTTGCATTACCAGAATAAGCAGAGTGAGGAGCTGCTTTTATTTCGGTATAGTGAGCATTACTAGATTCACAATAAAATCTAACAACAGATTGTGCCCCAGTATTCTTAACATCTATAACACCACCATTTACCGTTAGAT